TTACTCATTTTTTACTCCCTTAATAGCTGAGGATGCTTTGAGCATCGTCTAGCTCCGAATAGTCTAATTGAAGCGCATCTATTACGGGTTCCATGGTCACAAAATTAACGACCCAAGAATTTACCGTAATGTCCATAGCAACGCCGAAAATTTGTACTGTCTTAGTAATAGAAGTATTGCCCGGCTGATCGGCTTGAATGGTTACCGGGTCGAAAAAATCCAAGTCTAAAGCGGCAATAATGCCGGTGTTATAATTTGAAGTATACAAATTTAAAGTTAATTGGTCCGCTCGTATAGAAGTAGCGGCGCGAGAGGCTACATAGGATTGAGCGTAATTTAAAGCCGTTGCGGTAGTTTGCATAAGTAACCCGGTAGCCGTGTAAGTATGTAAAAAGTAAAGGTCTATAGAATCTTGATTTAAAGCGGTTTGAAGTGCCAACCCGGTAGCCGTTACATTGGCTTGGTTATAAACTAAAATATCGGAAAGGTTAAATTTTACATCTTGGTATGTAATACCGCTTCCATTGGATGCAAAAACCGTAGGAGAATTATTAACACTTGTGCTAGTTTCTTGCCTATCTTGAAAAATTATAGTGCCATTAGCCCCGACATATAACGCCCCATACTCGGAAGTTTCAACGGTTGCCATAGCTGATAAAGCCGAGCGCGAGGTTCCCGGGTCAATTTGTAAAGTGGTTAAACCGGCATCTATATCCCTCATAGAAGTAGGCCAAGAAATAGCATCTAAAATTTGGTTTATTCTCGTACCGGATAAATCACCGGCGGCCGCTCCCGCAATAGTGGTAACCGTTGCTAGGTTAAATAATCTAAAAGCATCTACGGCGGTAATAGTCGTATAAGTAAGGGTATCTATTGCGTTAGTCGGTGTAGTCGTTTGGTACCCGGTAATGTAACCGGCGAATAAATCATAGGTAGTAGAACTATAAGTAGCGGTTATAGTTACTTTACGCATTGGGGAGAGTAAAGAATAATACGGCGATAAAGTATTTTGGGGGTTGAAGTTTCCTAAAGTGTCTAAAATTCTTAAAGATAATTGTCCGGTTTGGAATTGATCGGCGGTTATGTTTCTACCCCTTGTAAAACTTATTTTATCTATAACATCGCTAACATCTACAATAACGGAAACCGCATCGGCTAAAATGTTTACATCTAATTGGCCGGAATCTAATAAAAGAGCCTGTGCAAAACTAGGGCCGGTGCTAAAATTTATGGTTGCCGTTAAAACGGGTAGGGTCATTCGGTACTCGCTGAACCGGCTATAGAAACGCCATATCTTGCATTAGCTTGGTTGGCTCGTTGCACCGCATATTGAAAACCATAATCGTTTAAATCTCCGTATACTTGTAACTCTATAGGGGTATTAGCTATATTCTCGGCCATCGCCGCAAGGGTTAGCCGTGTTTGTTCGGCCCAATAATCTACTATGTCTATTACTTCATCTACCGGGTTGTTTGCTTTAATGGAAAAATCATTTCTAGAACTACCATTATCATCGGTTCCATTATCATCGGTTCCATTATCATCGGTCATAGAGCCATCGTTTTCGTCAAAATCATGGTGTCTAGTGGTAGTAGCTAATAGTGCGCCACCAAACGCACTTAATAAGGGATTACCGCGCGATTCATTAGAAGGCCTAAACACCGCCGCTCCATGTTTCTCCCCTTCATTTTGCGCTTTTATTATGTCTAATAATGCTTGTGAAAAATTGTTAGTACTTATTTTTAAATCATTAAACGCGGTAGTTAATGGGTCTATTGATTTTATTAAATCAGTAGATTTTATATTTAAATCATCAAACGCTTTAGCGGTTAGATCGGTGCGCTCCTGCATCCGTTTTTCTGCCGCTTCTTTAGCGGCCGCCAATTTTTCCATTTGTTTTATATCTTCGGCGGCGGCTCTTGCGTTACCATCTAATAAATCTAATTGTCCTTTTAATTGCAACCTTGTAGCTTCATCGGTTGCTTGACTCATCGCGTAGGTTAAAGATATGCGTTCAAAATCAAGTTTTTTCTTTAAATCGTCTAATGTTTTTTGGTCTGCCGTAGCTTTTAATTTATCTAATATCCCTTTATTTTCTAACGCTCGTAATGCGGCGGCTTCCCTTAACCGTTTTAATTCTATGGCTCTAGCTAATTTATCTTGTGCAATTAACCCGGCGGGATTTAAAACCGGAGCTCCTGCCGCTTTATTCGCCGTTGATTTTGCCCCTGCCGATTCAAAATTACGGAACATTGGCCCTAAATATGCACCGGCTACGGGTATTAATTCCACTAAATCGGACAATGCGGCCCCGCCACCTTTGCCGCTTCCACCTATAGCCCAACCGTATTTATCTAAAAATAATGCAAGCCCTACTGTAAAATCTGCCGTACTTTTTGCTAAAGATTCCATTTGAGTAGTTAGCGTTTTAATTCCATCGCTATCACCTAAAATAGTTATTGCATCCACTAACCCTTTACCTATAGTTTCTTTAGCATCGGCGGCCGCCGCTTCTAAAATAAGTAATTGGCCGGCATAACTTTTAGCCGCCGTATTAGCTTGGCCGCCAAATAGTCGAGTTAATTCTTGATTTATTTTGTTTAAATCTTTAGAAGCTAAAACGGCTTTATCTATACCCGGTACAAGTTTTGCAAGTGCGGCGGTGTTGCCCGTGTAAGCCTTTGCAATACTTTTAACTACGCTCTGTACATCGGCACCGGTACCGGCTACGACATCTAAAGCTATTGTTAAACCTTGCGTGGACTTGCTTACATCACCCGTAGCGGTTAATAGGGTTTGAAATGCCGGCCTCAAAAAATCATCGAGGACACCCGTTTGTTTTTGTAATGCCGCTATTGTTTTTTCTACGCCCATAGTCTGCATAGCGTTGCCGGTATTTTTTAAAGTTTGTGCTAAAGATTTGGCCGCTTTATCATCGGCTACAAATGCTTTCACCGAGGATTTACCAAAAGCAATTATAGCCTGAGTACTAAAAGCCAAACCAATAGCCGCACCAAATTTTTTAACGCCACTTGTAAATTTATCTATATCTTTACGGCCTTTATTTAATCCTTTAGCATCAAACCTTGTAAAAAAATCTATACCTACGCCCTTAAATGCCATTATTTACTCCCGACCGTAGGAATAGCATCTAGCCGAGCTTGCGTTAATTTCATAACTCTTTCCGTACTAGCTAAGACATTTTTACGGAACTTGCCTTGGTCTTTTTCTACGGCTCTATGAATTAAACGCCCATCTTTTTTACCCTTAATGGTTCGGTAACTGTCTCTATCGTCTAGCACTTTAATAAATTGTTGGCCGGCACCCTTCCAATTAGAGTGAGAAACCTTGCGGTTGCCCGGGTCGCCTTTTGGCCCGATCCACGGCAAACCCTGAGAACCCGAAATGCGACCGGCCCATTCGTATATGGCCCCCGCCGGTGATTGATTTTGCAACCTATAAAGTGACCTAAAGCCTTTTGTATTTGTTTTACTTTCACCGCTTTTATAATTGATTCCACCGATAACCTCGGATAAATCCCATAATGGAAAACGCCTATTACTAAAAGTTCGTATCGGTTGAGCACCCGCATTACCTCGCCAATGACTCGGCACATTATCATTTTGGGCGTAACCTTTGGCATCGCTTACCATTACTTTTAATGCGTTTCTTGTTTCTTTATCTAACTCTTTTTTTAAATCCGGTGCAAACTTGGCAAGAGCGCGGCGCATTTCAACGAGCCCGTTTATTTCTACGCCCATTTTCTGCCTCTCTTGCTTGGTCGCTTATCACTTGCAACATGGCCGCTAACATTCTGCCATCCATGTTTATAAACTCGTTAGGCGGTATCCCCGTTTTAATTGATAGACAAGCTACCAAATAAGTAAAAGAATCACGCCCTATGGTTTTGGGTCTGTATCCTCGATAACCTCCACCGCTATTAAGGTTTCTAGAAACGCATCGCCCCACGGGTCTACTACTTCTAAACGGCGTAAACATTCCCAAGAAAGCCAATATAAATCCGAGCTCATTTCATCATCGCGAAATTTCTTATGAATTCCGCAATTATATTTTTTCTCAAAAGCCATTTCAATAACGGGAGTAATCTTACAAATTATTTCTCCCGAGGCCCTAGTTATTTTTAATGATGCCATGAGTAATTTCTACCAAGTACCCGTAGTAGTTTGCACTATTGAGGTTATAGCGTTCCAAGTAATCGAGCTAGTGGCATAATCGCCTATACTTCCCGAGCCTATTGGGGTTAGCGTGTTGATCAACACGGTTAGAGTATAGAGCGGGTTAGTGGCACTAATAGCCGCTACATAATCGTTAATTACTTTAACTTCTAAACCGGTACCATAACCGCTTTGTAGTGCGGCGCAAACATTACTAGCCGCCCAGTCATTGATAAAATTCACAGTAAGCGAGCCAATTTCTAACCCTTTACTATATTGCCTTGAAGTTGCTCCAAATCGAGTCGTTTCGATTTCTTCAAATACTTGATTTAAAACGGCCGATGAACAATTAGCCGAAATGTCGGTAGGAGCGGCGGTAAACTTAACCCCAACCTTATTGAGTAACACTATAGCCATTTTTTATTCCTCTTTTTCTTTAGTTGGTGGTGTTGTTTCTTTAGGTGTGGTGCCTTGTTTAGTTGATAAACCTTCCGCTTCTAATGCGGCTTTATCCTCTTTAGATAACTCACTCATTTTTTTAACTCCAGCTCGTTAGGGTACTTATAGAAAAATCCGAAACCAAAATAGCTCCGGAAGGTGCATCTAATATGCTTGGAGCCGAGGCACCATTTATATTAAATACCAAAGTAGAATTAGCCAATTTATTAAACACGGCTATTATTGTATCTTCGATGCCCGCAAGATTCCCGGCATTATCTAAAAATGGCACCGTCATAATAATTTTTAAATTGGCCATACATAATAAACTATTATTAGAGTTATTAGATGGCACTAAATAGGGGTCGCTAGTGGCAACAATTACCGAGTTGGCTAATAAAATTGATGGTGGATAACTAAAAGTGGACCAAACTCCCGGGTTAGCTAATATAGTTGCGATGGAAGTCCTTAATGTAGTTAATGCCGTGGCCATTTTTAACCAACCATAGTTCCACTATTTAAATACGGGGCTAATAATCCCCGGATAGATGCCATAAGTGTATTTGACATTCTAAAATTTGAGGCGCTGTACCCATCCACACTCATGCCGCCATTTTGTGTACTCGATCTAGATTGCCAAATGTTCGTAGCTAAAATTAAACTTGCACTTCTAATACTAGCAACGGCCGCGTAACCGGCCGTTTTGGTGTCTACGCCTAACATCGAGCCATAAGGTTTAATCAAATGCCAATAGTCATCCGATGCGACTATAGCGCATTGAATAAAAGAATAACCGCGCGGAAAATTAGTAAATGGAAAATTAAAATAATTTGAAATGGTAACCGCACTTCCCGTAGTCCAAGGAATAGTACCGGTAATAGTGCGCGAGCCGTTATATGTCGAACCCGCACCGCTTATTGTTACTACTTGATTATAAGAAAATAACCCGGGGTTTGCTATGGCTATAGTTGCAACATTTGAAGATAAAGAAACGCCTACAATGGGTGCAGAATCAAAATCTAAAAATGAGTTTATTAAATCTTGTGCGGTTTGGCAACATTCTTCCACGCTTGCACTTGAATACAAGGAGCCTATACCCATTGACGCTCTTAATTCAGCTTCGGTCGTATACGATGCCGCCATTTTTTTACCTTTCTTAAAATAAAACTTGCAGGGCCAGGGCCTCTGAACCCTGCAAGCGATTTATTTATTTACTATGTTAGGTCAAAGATTCTAATTCCGGCGGCTTGTTTTACAAGCGGGCAAGCATAAGAATAAATGGCCATGTTTACACTCATTGAGGACATGACATTTACTGAAAAATAAGTAGATGGCGATGAGTAAAAAGTAGCGGTTTCCGGTGCGATAATAAATGCCGAGTTATCGGCGGTAGTAGTAGCGGTAAAGTTCGGAGAAACATAAAGCGAAAGCCCCAAAATGTTACCTTGAATTGAGGATACCGAGGCTTGGCCGTTGGCGTTCATCGGCTGAGAAGCGTTATAAATTACTCTCCCGGTAGAATCGGTAGCTCCGAGGACTAATCCCCATTGTGCGCCATTGGCTAAATAGTTACGGGCAAAATATGAAGTGCCAGTATAAACTAATGGAGCTTGTGTACTAACAAAAGAAATAATGCCGGCCGAGGTTGCCGCGCTTGATACTGTAGAAACAGTACCGCCCGCAATTAACGCCGCAAGCATTAGTTTATCTTGCGCCATTAGCATCGCGCGTTCCATTTGTTGCGTTAGTTCATCATAAAACGCTGGATTTTCGCTCGATCTATCCAACAATTCCACCGTCACCGTCTGCGCGCCGGCCGACTTCGTTACGGTTCCGGTCAAATAAGCGGTGACCATTCCGGTTTCGCCGGGTGTTCCTGATTCTGCCACCGTTGCCACTACGGGCGCGGTAGTCAGCTTGGGAATTGAAAAGGTCATGCCCTGAGTTGGAAGAACTCCACGAGAACAAGCATCAATAGCCGGAGTAGCAAAATTATTATTACTAATAAATTCGTTCATATAAATCACGGGATTAAATGCGGGGTTAGTACTTCCGATCGAATCTGCGGCGGCTCTAACTATCATTGGGTCTTCACTTGCTTTAATCCATAAAGCGGAAGTTTCATTACCTAACGCCGCTTTAATGCGGTGCTCGGTGTAACGGCCAATAGAAGTTATGCCGTGTCTAACGGTTTGTGAATTTAAAGGGTTATATGTACTAGCTGTAATTGGTCGCGAGGCTTCTACCACGGGAGCGGTTTCTACCTCGGGTTTTGCGACTACGGGAGTTTCACTCACGATAGCCTCACTTTCTGTAGTTGGTTGATTGGGTGTTTCTACCGTTTCGCTAATGCTTGCGGCAATTTTTTTGATTTGAGCATTTTCAAACGCCGGAGTTTCTACTAAAGAGACTTCCATTAACTTAGCGGCTTTAACTAATAAATAACCGTCTCTAGGTTCTGATTTTTGTACTTCGACTCCCACACTCAAACCCCCGTATAATAATTCAGATGCCATTAAAAGCGCATCGGTGCCGGCGGTAGAAGCACTAATTTTAAAAGTGCCGTAAATGTTATCGTCTGTAGTTACTAAAGATTGAGCGCGGCCAAGGATTGCATTTGGTTGGTGTTGAAGTAATAATTTTATTTTTGCCGATTCATCAACGCTAACCGAGCCTCGTTCAAACATTACAGGGCCTACACTTGTTAAACCGATTTGTTGCCAAGGAAGTACCACACCGGCAATTATTCGCCGTTCGGTGTCTGCCGCCTCGACTACGCTAGAGAATGTTAGTCTCAATTCCATCTCCTATTCCCATTGGTGTTAGTTGCTCCATCGCTTGCGCTTGTTCTACTGTGATTAAATTTAAACTTATCATTTTCTCAATAACATTTAAACGAGTAAGTGCATCACTCCTTAAAAATGTTTCATCGACCGCCATTTTTACGCAATTACCGCGCGGTGTTAAATCATCCATTGATAACCTAGATTCCACGCAAGAAATAAAAGGTTGCAAACTTAGAGCTACTAAATCGCGCCGGCCATCTATGATATTTTGGTATGTCATTGAATTACCCTGCACTTCTGCACTTAAATAAAATGCCGGTATATTACATAATCTTGCGACCTGCAAAGCGCTATTCTGGATTCCTTCTACATATAACATTTCTTTAGGTGAAAAATTAGTAGGGTGAAAACTTAAAGTAGAAGTTAAAAAAGCCGTTGATCTAGAATTACGCGCGCTTTTCCAAGCCGCTAATAAACCTTGTACTTGACCTTCTGGCAGATCAGCTCCCGAGTTTGAAATATACCCGGACGGCATGGGTGTACTTGCGGCCACGGATGCCGCTTTTTCTAAATCGAGAGCTGATTGCAAAGTTCGAGCGCCGGTAGATAAAATGCCTTGTGTTAATCCTTGGAATGTAATTAAACTACCTACTCCGCTCATTGGTAATTTTTTTCCGTTTAATGTGTAATATAAAACTTCATGGCCGGTAGCATCTAAAGTTGGTGAAACTCTAGTATTTTGCACCCATTCAAATCGTGAAGGTCTGCCGGTCGATGCTTCTACTTCTGTAACAAACCAATAAGCGCAACCATAAAATAATAATGAGTCAATAGTCCAAGCTATAGTAACCGCGCGCGGTTGCCTTATATCCGGTTGGTTTAACCATACGGGTGCATCTAATTCCGCCCCGGTTTTTTCATTATACAATTCTAAAGGTAGAGCGGCTAATACTCCGGATAATAAATTACGGCATCTCGTTACACTTGGTATCTGCATGGCACTAACGCGGTCGATGCCGCCACCATAATTTAAACCGGTAGTATTCCAATAATTATTAGTAAAAGGTAAATCCATTACCGCCGGTGCATATTGAGCATCTAATTTTATTGGTGTTTCATCGACCAACCGCAAACGCGACAATAACCCCATAATGGGATAATAGCCCTATACCACCCATTTAATACATACCACCTATAACCGACAATTAGGGCGTGTCTATACCGCTACTATTGCGGGTATAGAAACCGGCTCTTGCATTTTGTGAACTATCATCGCTAAAGCAATAGGCCCCGAAATATCTCCGGCGCTGGCCCTTCTCACTAAACGCCACGCCCCATCCCGAGTTTTTGCCGCACACGCGGCCATTTGGTCATCGAGTAATTTTTGCGATTGGTGAACAATACGCCGGCTAACGATGGAATCGAGTAAATCTCCCGAGGCTTGCCAAAATGCGGTACCCGAAACATCTATAAGCCGTTGATTACTTGCAGTTAATCTCGCGGCTATAGAAGCTGTAGAGTAATGATCAAAGGCTATAAATTGCGGGCGGTATTTTATCGCCCATTCATTGATTTTTGCCGCTACCGCTAATTCATCTATAACCGTATCCGAAGTCCAAAAATCTACCAAACCGACTCCTATTTTTCCATCGGGTGTTAATTGGCCGGCTACTAACGATGCCGACCGTCTCGATTGAGCAACATCGAAAGCAAAATAAGTAGTCGGCCCGATTGGTAGGTTTAAAGTAATATCCGCGCAAGATTCCCAAGAACCCATCGGCCATGGCGAGGTTAAACTAGAAACCCACATGCACAAATGCTCCCGAAGAAAATCCTCGGTTTTCATAGTTGATAAAGCCGATTCTATTCCGGCCTCGGTTATGGTTATACCTAGCGCCGGGTTAGCGGCTTGCCAACCTTTACGATCTGTAGGTTTACAATGTTGAGCGGCCGAGTATTCATACCAACCAAGGGTAGGGGATGGATTAGTTAAGGCCCTATCGCGTAAATCATTCAAAACTAAACTATAGGCATGGCCGGCGTTACTAGCTATAAAGATTTGGCTTCCGGGTTTTGCAATAGTTACCGGTTTAGCCGAGGCCCACGCTTCCGGCGTAATAGAAGCCAATTCATCAATAAATAACATGTTGGCCGACTTGCCTCGGGTTCCATCGGCCGTAGCCGCGCACACTTCATATTTTGCGCCATTTTTTAAATCTAGGTGTTGCTTACCGTTCCCGCGATAACCCACCCGGCCTCTTACTAAAATTACTTGTTTACGCAAAACATCGTTATTTTCTATAATGTTGCAAACCTTATTAAATGTATCCTCGGCCATGCCTCGTTTTGAAGATATGGCGACTATGCTCATTTCACCGGTTACAAATAAGCCGAATAAAATCCGCATCGCTATTAAATGAGTTTTCCCGGATTGGCGCGAAACGAGAATGGCGGCAAGGCTCCGAACATATAAACCATCGTCACCAAGGGTAAGAAAATCGTTAGCGATATATTTTTGCCATGGCATAAGCGGCATATTTATAGAATCGCAAAAATCTGCAAACTCTTTACCCCGGGATGGGCCTTTTAAAGCTCGAGACATAATCCGAGGTTTAGTATCGCCCATTAAAACGGCGGTTTTTTTTGCCCCTCGCTTAATCGGTATTACATCCGGCGCATCTATACCCATATTGGTTTAACTTGCCCCTCAAATGGCCCTATTAGCGGCTCTATGCGCTCATTTGGAGAGAGAT